CCGTCAGCACCCGAATGCGTCGCAGGTAGCCTGCAGCCGTGCCGTTCTTGTCGTGCTCGATCGCCACAGCCGGGGCGAAGTCCGCAAGCCACCGCTCCAGCGATTCGACGGCGTCGTCGAACGTGAAGCGCAGGTTGTCGGGGTCGGTCGCGTCAGCGTCGAAGCGCCACTCCATCCCGTGCGCGAAGATCGCCCCTTCGGGGATCATCGACACCCATCGCAGGTCGCTGTCGTCGCCGAGGGCAACCGACTGCGTGCGGACTTTGTAGCGTGCAGATCTCATGCACCCACTTCTGCACCGCTCCGATCCCCTTGCCTAGCCCCCTGCAGTGCGGTAGCGTGCTGCTAGCGGGCGAAGCGGCCCACTACTAGCACCCGAACGGATCCCCTATGTTGACGCGCCGACAACGCATGATCCTTGACGCCATCCGTGCAGCACACGCGGCAGGGTTTCACCCCTCCCCCGCACGCCTTGCCGAACGTATCGAACTCGGCGGACGCCAGGCGATGCGTGCCGACGTCGGGCGCCTCATCGTCGACGGCGAGATCGTCGGCGTCATCGAAGGGCGCGGCAGTGCGCCGACGCAGTACCGCCTCCGCGACTGCAGCTGCCGCGACTGCAGCCCGTCGTGAAGTACCTGTCGATCTGCTCCGGTATCGAAGCCGCCTCTGTCGCTTGGCACGACCTGCAGTGGCAGGCCGTCGGCGTCAGCGAGATCGAACCCTTCCCCTGCGCCCTTCTGCAGCACCGCTTCCCCGCCGTGCCGAACTTCGGAGACATGACGACCCATGCGAACTGGAACATCGAACCCGGATCAGTTGACCTTGTGGTCGGCGGAACCCCCTGCCAGTCTTTCAGCGTCGCCGGGCTGCGTGCCGGAATGGCTGACCCGCGTGGCAACCTCGCCCTCACATTCTTGGCTATCGTCGACCGACTTCGTCCCGAATGGGTTGTGTGGGAGAATGTCCCCGGCGTCCTGTCATCGAACGGAGGGCGGGATTTTGGCGCCTTCCTCGGGGCGCTGGTCGAACTCGGGTACGGGTTCGCCTACCGCATTTTGGACGCACAGCACTTCGGAGTGGCACAGCGCCGCCGTCGTGTCTTCGTTGTCGCGAACGCTACAGACTGGCGACGTGCCGCCACGGTTCTACTTGAGCCAGAAGGCCTGCGCGGGGATCCTGCGCCGCGCCGACCGTCGGGGCAAGGCGCTGCCGCCAGCGCTAGCGGAGGCCTTGACGCGGTCAGCGCTGCCGTGACGGCGAAGTGGGCGAAAGGTTCGGGCGGCCCCGCTGGCGACGAATGTCAGAACCTTGTCGCAGCCCCACCAGTCGTCATCGACCGTGCCGCCTTCAACCAGGGCGTCGGGGCGCAATACGAACCCCGCATCGAAGCAAGTCAGACGATGAGCGCCATCGTCGCGAAAGGCCCGCACGCGGTCGCAACTCCCCTTGCCGTGCGGCGCCTCACCCCCGTCGAATGCGAACGCCTGCAGGGCTTCCCCGACGACTGGACGAACATACCCTACAGAGGCAAGCCCGCCGCCGACGGCCCCCGCTACAAAGCAATCGGCAACTCGATGGCAGTGCCGGTCATGCGATGGATCGGCGAACGCATCGACGCCGTCGACCGCGCCACGAAGGCCTAGTCGATCTTGCCGTAGATCACGAACCACCCGCAACGGCAACGCGACGCGCCACCCTCGCAGTCGGGGTCGGGCAGCGGCGGGATCTCCACCGGGTCGCCGTCTTCGCTGACAAGGTTGATCCGAATGCCGTCGCGCTCGGCGCAGATGCTGCACCGCTTGCCGTCAGGGATCGACGACCGCACCGCTTCAGTCGGCATCAACCCTAGCGCCGCTGGCGTGTTCGCGTACTCGGCGACACGTGCCGCACCTTCGACCGTGTTGCGGGATTCCAACCCCGACGACAGCAGGCCTAGCGGCGTGATGCGTGACTGCCAGGTATCCATCGCAGCGCCCCCAAGGATCGCACTCTCGACCTCGCCCTGCACCCGGTCTGCCATCACTTCGCCCGCCTTCTGCGTCATCGCCGCCGCACGCGCGAACTGCTCGTCTGCACGTGCCGCCAGCGCCGCCTGACCGGCTGCCACGTTGTCGATGCTGATCGTCGCGATAGCACCCCCGCGCGCAGCCCGTCGCGCCTCGTCTAGCACCGTCGCCGCAACGTCAGCGCGAAGGGCGCCTGCAGCCTCCGTCAGCGCCGTCTGGTACTCGGCGACGAACTGCGACCAGATCCGATCGCGCTCCCCCGACTGCCAACCGTCGGCAAGGCCTTCGATGACCGCTTCCCGGTGCCGGGCGCTGATCGCCTCCAGCTTCTGCGACAGCTCTAGGTCAAGGTCGCGCCGACCCTCTGCCAACGTCACCCACGCCACGACCTCCTCTTCGGGTCGCAGCATCCGGTACGTCACGAACTCGCGCCCGTCAGCCCCGACTACTAAGACCCCTTCACCTTCTCCGTCGCTCAAGTCGCCACTGCACGAGATGCACCCGCAGCCGCCACCGTCGTTGAGCCGGGCAGCCCGTTGATGCGCCCCACTGGCGTACGACGTCAGCAGCGACCGCACCCACGCCCGCGCAGCATCGCCGCCGCGCAACTGGTAGGCGTGCCACGACGGCCCGTGCGCCAAGTAGGCCTTCGTCGTTGCCGCCGCCGGGTGCTGCTTCAGGAAGTATTCGGCAAGGCGCATGACGCGACCCCATGCCAGGCGCTTGCCTGCCGCCAAGTCGCGGGCGTAGAGCAGGGCGCCGCTGTCGCTGGTCTTCGCCTTCGACGCACGGTGCGCCGCAAGCGCCGCTGCAGCTGCAGCCTTCACGCTGTCAGGCACCACGACGTCGGGATGATCCGCCAGCGCCGCCGACAGCAGCCCCGCCGTCTCGGCAAGGTCGCCCGCCAACCGATCGAACTCTTCGACCTTGCGCGCCGACCACGCTGCACCCGCGTCGCCGCCCCACAGATCCCACGCGATGCGACCCGCCGAGGGGTAGCCGTCGCCGCCGCTGTCGAACCCCTTGCCCTTCTTGTCGACTTCGTGCCGGGCAAAGTACGACGCCATGCGCCGCACCGTCTGCTCTGACAGCGCCTTGCGATTCTTGATGTCACGCGCACGCGCCACCCCGACAGCCGTGCCGCCCCGACCGTGTTCTGCACGCCAGGTCAGCGCCCGTTCGGCGACCGTTGCCATCTCCGCAGTCGGCTGCGTGTCGACTTCGTCTGACAGGTCTGACATCTCCCCCGCGACCTTGACCGGGGCGAACGCTGCCGCCTCTCCGATCGCCGCTGGCACTTCGATGTTGCCGCCGACCACGACCTGCGGCTGCGTCGACGGCGCAGGGGTGCCGACCTCTGCCGCGACAGGTGCAGCGGCAGGCGCCGCGCCCCCGCCTTCCTGCCCTGCTACGGGCGCCGCTGTGACCGCGTCAGGTACCGCCAGCTGCGCCGCGACCATCGCCCGCGCGTTGACCTCACTGACGCCCGCCGACTGAAGCAGCAGCACCACCGCGTCAGGGGCAAGCGGGGTCGGTGCCATCTGCGACGGCTTCAGCGCCGCAAGCAGAGCCTGCACCGCCTGCACGTTCGCAACCTGCAGCGGCGACGGGCTGTCAGCCGTCACCTTCGCCACGACCTCAAGTTCCGGCGCCCCGATCACGCGACGACCCCACGCTTCGTCGTCCGGCCCCTTCGACAGCAGCCCCGACTGCACGCCCTGCACGTACGCCGTCCACCCGCCGATCCCCGTCGTCATCTCCGCTGACTGCACCTGCACGCGCGGCAGCTTGCCGTCGTAGCCGACCGCCTGGGCGAGCCACTGGAACATCCCCCGCGACGCCCGATCGAAGACCGAGTTCAGCCACGCCTTCGCCTTGCGACCGCCCGCTTCGTCTAGCGTCTCTGCCATCGCCCGCGACCCGAACTGCGAGATCCCCGCCAGCGGTGCGTTCAACTTCTTCTCGATCTGGCGATCCCAATACTCCAGCTGCGCGATGACGTCCGGCGGCGACCCCGACGGGTACTTCATGTCGACTTCGACCGCCTGCGGGCGCAGGATGTACTTGCGCTGCCCGTCCTGAAACTGCTGCGCGAACGTGTTGAACGCCGCGATGTCGTCGTCGGACGCGTTCGGCTGATAGGCGATGTCAAGGAAGCCCCACGACATCTGGTTGTAGACGCCCGCGTTGACCGCGATCTGCTTCCAGAGTTCGAACGGCTGCACGCAGTCACGCAGCAGCGACCGACCTTCGAACTCGCCCGACCCCGCGAACCCGTGCACGGTGTGCACAAGGTCGATCGCGTCGATGTCGTCGTAGCCGTTCGGCGTGCTGAAGCGGACGCCGCCGAGCAGGTAGCCGTTAGGGCGCCACAGCATGACCGCGTTGTGCGCCACCGGGTACCACTCGACAGCACCGTCGCCGATCATGCGCGGCAGCATCAAGCCGAACCCCATGAAGGCGTCGAGCAGAGGGTACGCCCACAGCGCCGCCTGCCCCTCGATC